AATTTTCCTCATAGGTTGAGTCAGGTTCTAGAGCAATAAGATAAACAACTCCATCGGAGGATACCCACTGACTAGCACCAGACTTACTGATTCTTACATTGTAACCTGAGTTAGCGTTACTGTAATCTAGTTTGAATATATTTTCTGCCTTCAACTCAAAGGAGAATGTAGCATCAGTTTCACCTACACCTATAGAGTATGTGTTAGAGGATGCGTTCTCTCTATCTCTGATCTCAATAGACACAGTGCCATTCTTACCTACGATAGCGATGTCTTCTAGGTGACCGTAGATTGATAGAGCATTTCTAATTCTATTAAGATCACCAATACTTAAATCAAACTCACACTCTATACTAGGCAACTCTGGAAACTTCTCAGGAGGTTGCTGTACGATAGAAGGATCAGCAAAGAAATATTTTGCCTGTGTTCTATCTGTCTTGACAGTAACGTATGATTCATTGTCAAAGACAAGATCTCCTTGGTACTCAGTAAGACTCATGACCTTGAGAAATTCATCTAGATCATAGATGGCAAAGTCCTGTGGGAAGTTCTCTTCTATTGGTGTCTTAGCAAGAACGTTCTTTTGTATTGATAGAGAAGATAGTTCATTACCTTCTTTAAATTGAATCGACCTATTGATCTTAGACATGTTGGTCAAGATTCTTATGGTGCGATCAGATAGTTTCATTGGTGTTTGTGTGCTCACGTTTTCTAGAAAAATGATATAGTAGGACGCAGTAATGGATTGCTTTTAAGATGTCACTCTCTGGAAATCCTTTCTTATCATATCGTGCCAAATACTTAATAGCATTTGAACGACAGAACGCAGGAGCGTCACCCACTGCGTCAATAAGATCTAATGTTTGTATGCCATCAACACTTGAATAATGTTTAGCATATGTACTCCTGATATACTCGACAGCACTACCGAGGATTTCATCCTCATGATACTTACATGGAACAGGTGGAGTTTTTGTCTCCACCTGTTTGTCAAGATTGTTCAGTGAGTCTGCCAACATTTCTGTTGCTGATTTTAACTCATGTTCCATGTTACTCTGTTTCTTTTCCTTTGTCAACCTCGAACTCTACATCGGCATCAACCTTGTCGTATAACTCAGAAAATGCTTGCTTAGTCTCGTCATCAAATCTATTGATACAAGTAGAGATTGCCTTTGCTTTATCCTTAAAGATAGAATATGCTTTAGCGATGTGTACAAGTCTACGTGTTGAGATAACTTCATCAATACCACCGTCTCTGAATGTACGACGGATGATGTCTGCCCAATCACATAAGTGCTTGATGTAGTCTTTGTCTTCACAGTGGAAGGCAAGTATCTTTGCTTCGGTTACAGGTGTTGGGTAATCCTGCTCGAATGTGATAGGGAATCTCTCAAGGAATGCTTCGTTCAATACGTTAGTACCTACGAATCTTCCGTCATCAGATCCTTTACCTTTTGTGTTAGCAGTAGCGATCACTGTGAATCCTGCTGAAGGTCTTACATATCTACCGATCTTCTTAAGGAAGACACCCTTGCCTTCTAAGATAGATTGTAAACATAGTACCTTGTTAGATGCTAGGTCAACCTCGTCAAGTAATAGAACAGCACCCTTCTCAAGTGCTTCTATGACAGGACCGTTATGCCAAACAGTGTCCCCATCAACAAGACGAAAACCACCAATAAGATCATCTTCATCAGTTTCAATAGTAATGTTTACACGGATCAACTCACGATTCAACTGAGCACATGCTTGCTCAACTGAGTAAGTCTTACCGTTACCAGATAGACCAGTGATAAACATAGGGTAGAACTGCTTAGATCTCAAGACTTTCTTGACATCGTTGAAGTTACCGAATGGTACAAACTCAGCGTCCTTCATTGGAACTAAGTTCTGTACAACTCCCTGCTCTGTTTTAAGTGTAGCACATGTTTGAGGAGTTGTCGAGGGTGACGCAACAAATGTGTCCTCTAATGCTTGTCTTTGTGACGCAAGAGATGCGAGGTTCCACTGTCCCTTAGTGTTGGGTACTTTGTATTTTTTGAGTTGTTTTGCGATAGTGGAATAGCGGATACCTACCTCTGCTATGTACTCATTAACCTGAGTAGATGTTACGTTGTTACCGTAACGTGCTTGAAGTTCTTGTGCTCTGTTTTTAGAAGAC